GACGGTCAGCGTGATGAACCGCTCCTCGTTGATGGCGCGCACGGCGCTGCCGGAGCGGAGCTGCCCAGGCAGCCCCTCGGCGTTGATCTCGGATTGCGCTGCGGCCTTGTTGAGGTCGGCTTCGCATACGTCCATGAACCGCGCCACGTCGGGCGGGATCTGCGGCGGCGGGCCGTGCTGCACCTTGAACGACGACACCTCGTTGACCTGGTAGATGCGGCCACCGCCCACCGGCATGTTGTCGGTGTCGATGCCGGCCTGGTCGCCGACGTAGGTGTTGGGGAGACCGAACGTCTCCATGAACTTCATCATCGTGGTGCGCGCTTCGTTCAAGTAGAACTGCGGCCCGATGAGATCCTCGACGAGCGACGCGCCCCAGAACCTGCCGGGGTGCGGGCACCAGTCGTCCTTGACGTAGGGGATGTGCGCCCAGCCGGTGCGATCAGCGGCGTATGGGTTGTCGAGTCCGCCGGCGCGGTTCAGGTTCAGGATCCTGCCGCCCGCGTACACGACGCGCATGCCCTTGGGGTATTGCTTGCTCGGTCGCTGCCAGAGCTCGACATACTGCGTGCGCTTGCCGCGCTTGTCCTCGGGCTGCGCCCAATCCACGAGCGACAGGCCGGACCCGTTCGACATGAACGCGATCGCCTCCTCGTAGTTGCGCAAGCCGGCATCCGCCTCCATGGGCTGGATGTCCTTGGGGTCCATGCCGAAGCGTTCGGCGATGCGGTCGATGTCGACGTAGTGCTTCTCCGCGAACCACTGGCAGCCGGCCATCTGCGCGTCGCGGCTGCTCGTATCCTGGAACGCGGCAAACGGCGACAGGACGCTAACTGAGATATCGCCAGGGGGATAGTCCTCGAACAGGCCCATCAACTCCTTCTCCTGCCGGATGGCGGGAGTGAGCATCTGCTCGGGGATGACGCGGCGGGCTTGGTTGTCGGAGAGGTAGAACCGGTCGGGCTCGCCCTTGTAGGGATCCCACTGGATCTTGAGGAAGGAGCTTCCGCACACCGCCTTCCACACGGTGGACATCATCAGATGCCAATCGAAGTCGGACACCTCGCGGATGTGGGCGAACACGCGCTCGGCAAGCTGCGACAGTTCGCGGTCGCGCGCGGTGCCGGTGGGCGGACGGCAGCGGAACTGCGCGTTGACGGCCAGCACCTTCGCGCAGGCGGCGAGCACGCGCGAGCGGATGAGGTTGACCTTGTAGTGCGTGGCTTCGTCGGGATCGTCGATGCCGGCGTCGAACAGGCGCCCTTGCTCGAAGTAGAAGCGCTGCTTACCGGACCAGAAGGCGACGTTTGTGATCCACGACTCCTCGAGCGCCAACCGTTCGAGTCGGGACTCGTGGAGCCCGACCCGCTTGTCGATCATCTCGATGAGATTGCCTTCGTCGAGTTTCATCCCGCTCCTGCAGGTCTGCGCGGCGTGGAGTAGGCGCGCATCAAGGGCTCGGGATTCACCTTCTCCCGATCGGTGTTCTCCATCGCTCCGGCGATGGCGACGGCCTGGGGCTTCTCCGAAAGCGCGAGCACGGCCTTGAGGAGGTCGCGGTTCTGCTCGGCCAGGCGCAAGTTGACTCGCACCAACGACCAGCACACGATCGCGACGGGCAGCGCGCACACGAGCGACACCACCACCAGCACTCCGAATTCCCAGCCGTTCAGCATCTCAGTAGCCACGGAACAACTTCCTCTTGGGCTTGGGTTGCGTCAGACGTTTTTCGTACGCAGCCCAGTAGCGTTCCGACTCCGTCTTAGGCACCGACGGCTCCGGACGCAATAGGCCACGTGTCCATGACTGATCGCGAACAGCAAGCGCAATGCCATATGCAATGACCATGTCATCGTGCCCACGGGACTCCATCTCGCCTTTGCCGTTCCACCGCTGGTCTCGCAGTTCGTACAGCAATTCCTCGTCTGGAATGTGGCAGTTGTCGTCGAGGGCGCGCTTGATCCGGTCGATCAGCAGCGGCTTGGTCGTGGAGTTGGTGTGCCAGCCGAGGACTTCGGAGACCTGCTTGGAAATCGTGTCCTGGCGCTGCCGCTTGTACACCTTCTTGTAGCCCTTGCTGATGGCTTCCATGCAGGCGGTGTAGCCGTGGGCGGAGGGGTAGGTCTCGAACGCGAGCAGGGCTTCGTTGAAGTACCACGACAGCCAGGCACACTTCGGCCCCCAGACGTGGGGATCGTCGCGTTCCTTCCAGCGGGCAACGACTTCGCAGGTCTCGCCCTCGATGACGATCGCGACAGCGAAGTCCCCGCGCGCGAGACCGCCTGCGGTGTCGGACGCGCAGACGTACTTTCGGCCTTCCTCGGGATCCTTCCAGATCTGAAGGCCACCGCGCTGATAGGGCTCGAATTTGAAGTTCATAACTTGTCTACCGCAGCGATGCGCTCGCCGATCCACCGCATCACCGGCACGGCCATGCTGTTGCCAAGAGCCTTGTACCTTGGGCCGTCGGGCGTGTCCTTCCCTCGCAACTTGATGTCGGTGTAGCCGTCTGGGAAGCCTTGTAGACGCTCGCACTCGACGGGCGTAAGGCGTCGCACCCGCATGGCGGTCGCAACGCCATGAACGCACGCTGATGTTACGGTGTGCGCAGGGTCACCATCTTTTGCAACGCCGACTCCTTGACGATTTACGGCATCATGCTTGTCGGGATCTCGCTTTGCGTTTCGCAGGTCAAGTGGCACGGCCATCGCCATCATCACGCCCTCCATGCGTCGGCTTCCCTTGTTTGAATCTAGAGTCGCGTGAACGGGGCCGAGGCGGCAGCCACTCTGCGACTCCTTGAACGCGACCGGCTGAACGACGGGCGTCGGAATACCAACGCCTAATCCGTTGTCCTTCGCGCCAAGCGGATGCGTGATGCCACCAGATACGTCAGGGTCTTGGCGGTTGTGGAAGGCGATGGTTGAAATCATATGCCCATTCTGCGCGTTTTGCGCACGCTGCGCACCGATGCGGCAGTCCAACGCACCGACTACTTGTAGACTTTCACAAGAATCTACATCCCTGCCTGGCCCATTTGCGCCACCGCCGTTAGCGCATCCTGCAATTGTTGGGGCAGTCGCTTTCCGCGTTTCTCTGCGCGGCGGAGGATTCCCGCGCATGCTTTCGCGCTCAAAAAGAACCGCTGCGGCACGACGCCAGTCTCCAAGGTATCCGACAACGAACACACGACGGCGGCGTTGGGCCACTCCGAAGTATTGAGCGTCCAGCACTCGGTAGGCGAACCCATACCCGAGCTGCGCCAACGCCCCGAGGAAGGAACCAAAGTCCCGTCCTCCTCCACTCGACAGGACTCCAGGCACGTTTTCCCAGACGATCCAGCGCGGGCGTAGCCGTTGAGCCAGTCGGGCAAACTCAAGGGTGAGCTGACCACGCTCGTCTTCCATTCCTCGACGGAGTCCTGCAACGCTGAAGGCTTGGCAGGGAGTTCCTCCGACCAGAAGGTCAACTGATCCAGCTTCGATACCCCAGGTGTCATGCTTCGTCAAGTCTCCATAGTTGCGGACGTTTGGATAATGGTGTGCAAGCACTTGCGCTGGGAACTTCTCGATTTCGGCAAAGCCAGCGGGTTGCCAGCCCATGTGGTGCCAGGCGACCGTGGCGGCCTCGATTCCAGAGCAGACGGACAAGTAGTTCACGACACCTCCACTCGCATGCTGCCCGTGAAGCGGGGCGGCGTCTCGCGCGCCTTCGACAGCAGGTAGTCGATCTTCTCGACGTCGAACACGGGTCGGCCCGTGGACATGAACGCGACCTGCGGGCGCGACGGGTACTCCTGGTTGAACAGCGTGAGGTCGCCGGCGATCTCCTTGTCCTGCAGCTTCTGCCTGCGCCACAGGAGCTGGTCGATGCCGACCGCCACGAGTCCGACGCCGACGCGGCGGCGCTTGGTCTTCTTCTCGACGGGCGCGGTCTTCACCGTGAACGTGCCATCTTCCTTGAACGCCAGGCGTCGACCGCTGCGGGCGGGCACTTCCTCCCAGCGATCGGTGGGCGAGAACCGCTGGATGGTGGTCTGCTTCATGAGCCAGCGCTCCTCCTCGTCGAGCGAGTTCTCGACGGTCTCGCGCATCTTGTCGGGGATCTGCCGACCGGATCCGTACGTGCGCGTCCAGCGGTACTCGTCGTGCTCCCACCAGGCGAAGAACACGGCGTGCCAAGGATCGTTGCGTTCGAACAGCGGCACGTCGCGCTGCTTCCACGCGCGCCAGAAGTCGTCGCGGAACTTGCCTTGGTCGCCGTTGGCGGTGGACTCGTCGAATCCGTACGTGCCTGGCAGCGTGGGCAGCGACGCCATGACGCCGGCCTGCTTGCGTTCCGCGTCGGGCCAGTGCGCGGTCTCGGACAGGTGGACCATGGTGCGCGTGCCGCCGCGACCAGGCTCGGGCGTCTCGGCGGAGGTGACGTGGATCTCGCCGCGAATGGGTTCGGTCCAGACCAGCGAGCTCGTGGCCTTGGACTTCATCTTGAAGTCCCACGAGACGGGCTCGTTCGTCTGCGGGTTGCGCGTCTTGGTCATGGACGTGCGCGCGGTGTCGGCGATCTGCAGCAGGAGCTTGGAGCGGTCCTTGTTGTCGGCGATGATCAGGCCGCGAAAGTTCTTCTCGCGCAGGAGCTTCTCGAACATGCACGCCTGCACGTAGGTGGAGAATCCCATCTGGCGCGCTTTGAGGATGATGATGCGCACGGGCACGCGCGCCATCTCCATCTGCATGATCCACGACTCCAGGCGTCGCTGCGCGCGGTTGAGCTTGAGCGGGTGGATCTTGCCGGCCTTGTCGCGGATCGGGAAGTAGCGCTCGATCCATTCGCGGCGGGACAGGCGGGTGCGGATCAGCCGCACTCCATCTGGTCCGCGCTCGAACTCGGGCGCCGGCGCGCAGTCTCCGTACACGCCGTGCGTCCGGTCGAACAGGCCCGCGTACAGGTGGTTGTCGCGAACCTGCTGGTCCTCGCTCGACTCCTCGACTCTCTTCTGGAGGGCGGCCAGCTCGGCGGGGTTGGGCGCCTTGAACGGCATCAGACTCCGCCGACTTCGCGCTCGCGTTCCTGCACGAGCTGGTGCTGCCGCTGGATGACGGACGCGATCTTGGCGTCCATCTCCGCGATCTGCTCGACGAGGATGGAGACGGCGTCGTTGAACTGCGCGGTCGCCTGGCGGCGCTCCTCCAGGAGCTTGGCGAGCGTGGACACGTACTGGCTGTCCTTGAGGTTGCGCAGTCGGCTCGAGCGCCGGTTGCGGACGCGCGCCCGTTCCATGTGGACCTTGCACATCTTCCGGCCTTCGAGCGCGGGCTCGGTGCAGGACAGGCAGATGTTGGCGGCGGCCTTCTTGGCGCGGTATTCGCGCATGTAGATGCGCAGCCGCTCGCGCGCGGCCAGTTCTTGGGTCATCTCGGTCATGTGTGGTGTCGGGTGGAGTGAGGCCGACGACTCATCGCCGCCGGCCTCGGCTTCTCCAAGCCACCTCGCTGGCTCTCGACCGGCGAGGGTTGTCGTTCTAGCGCATGGACTTGGCGCCCTTGCAGCGCCACTTCTTGCGGCTGAGGCTGTTCGGCGAGTTGGGGTCGCTCTTCCAGTCGCCCTTGATCTTCAGGGAGCGTGCGCAGTAGGCGTCGCCTTTGGGCGTGCCAGGGCGGATGTCCGAGCCGGCCTGCCCATAGCGAACCGTCCGCGTACGGCCAGTGGAGGTGGACCTGACCTTCTTGACGAATCGCTTCTTCATGGTTGGGGGATGTGGCGGCGACGCCTACTGCGCATCTCCAGGCTTTGCGGTGCCTGCTTGACTTGCGTACGGGACTTTGTACATTACGCGCGGCCTCCAAGCAAGGACTTATTTCATGGCATCGAAGAAGTGGAGTAACATGACAACGCAACTATGGCGCAATCCAGAGGTTGCGTCCCTGAACCTAGAAGCCCGAGGGCTGTTCATGGAGCTGGTGGTGTGGCAGCTCGAGCACGGCCACATCCCCGACGACGAGTTGTACTTCGAGCGGCTGTACGGTCGACTGTGCAAGGACTTTCATGGCGCGTGGTCGGCGGTGACGGCGGTGCTCGCCAAGACCGACAAGGGCTTCGTGTCGCCGTTCGTGGCGCAGGCGATGGCGGTCGAGCAATCGGACAGGGAGGGGG